TTCGGTAAAAATAATCAAAGAGCCAGAAGTTTCTGTTCAGGCTTACAATCGTGGTACTCAAATCACTGCTCAAGACTTAGACGATGAGGATTTTACACTTGTTGTTGATCAGGCTAACTACTATGCCTTTAAGATTGATGACATCGAGGCTGCTCATAGCCATGTAAACTTCATGTCTTTGGCTTCAGATCGTGCTGCTTATCGTTTGAGAGATCAGTATGATCAGGACGTTCTTGGATATCTTTGTGGATTCGAGCAATCAGCAAAGCATGTAAATGCTGACACAGCTAGAACTACATCCCCAGGAACTAAAGCTATAGCTTCTGCAGGATCTAATGAGCTTTTAACTTCTATGGTTTTGAAGAAAGGTAGTTTTTCTCAAATTACAACTTCTTCAGCAGATGACCATTCTATTCCATTAGAAAGTCGTTTACCTGGAATTACAACATTACCTACTGATACAGTAACACCTTTTCAGGTAATTGCTCGTATGAGTAGATTGCTTGATCAACAGTTTGTTGATACAGGTGATCGTTGGTTAGTTGTTGATTCAGTATTTGTTGAGTTACTAAAAGATGAGGATAGCAGATTGCTAAACTCTGACTTTGGTGGTTCTGGCTTACAAAATGGTTTAATCCTTAATAACCTACATGGATTCAAGGTATATGTTTCTAACAACTTACCTTCAGTTGGTGGTGGCCCATCTACATCAGGAGCTGCAAACCAAAACACTGACTTTGGTGTTATTGTTGCAGGTCATGGTTCTGCTGTAGCTACTGCTCAACAGGTAAGCAAAACAGAAAGCTATCGTGATCCAGACAGCTTTGCTGACATCGTGCGTGGTATGCATCTTTATGGTCGTAAGATTTTAAGACCTGAAGGACTTGTCACTGCTAAGTATAACGTGGCTTAATAGGAGGATAGAAAATGGCTACAGTTGACGTATCAAATGGCCTAAACGGAGGTACACATCCAAGCCGTGCTATCCGTAAAGAGCCTTACAAAATAGAGGTTGATGTCAACCTTGCTGATGCTGCAACCACAAAAGGTTCTGCATTAGCTTCTGCTGACATTCTTGAAGTAATAGACGTACCTGCTAAGACAATGGTCTGGGCTGCAGGTCTTGAGGTGGTAACACCTAATGACGGTGACTTCCAGATTGATATTGGAATTACAGGTACAGATGCTGATGCATTTGCAGATAACTTTGATTGTGATGGAACTTCTACAGGTGACATGACAAACTTACCTGCAGCTTATCAGCCACAAGTTGTTTCTTCAGATGACACTATTGATGTGTTGATTGGCCCTACCGATGGTAGTGCTGATCCTACCTCTGGTGTTTGGAGAGTTTGGGCTGTCATGCAAGATGTGTCAAACGATCTAGGGCCAGATGAAGTAGATCGTGACCAATTAGCTTAATTACAAATTAAGTAAACTGTATGGGTGGCTCTAAGGGATAGGGCTACCCATTTTTTTTATAAAGGATTAAAGATGGCAATTTCACAAGCTATGTGTACCTCTTTCAAGAAAGAACTTCTTGAAGGTAAACATGACTTTAATTCTGCAGGTCACACTTTTAAACTTGCTTTGTATTCGGCTGCAGCTACATTAAGTGCAGGTACTACAAACTTTACAACTTCTGGAGAGGTAGTAGGTGCAGGATATAGTTCTGGTGGTATAGAACTTACTAAAGTAGATCCTACGGCAGATGGTACAGTAGGTATTACAAACTTTGGAACTGCAACATTTACTGCTGTATCTATTACAGCTAGAGGTGGGTTGATATATAATACAACTACTGATGGTACTTCAGGAACTACAAATGCAGTAGCCGTACTAGATTTTAGTGCAGATCAAACTGCTGTTGCAGGTAACTTCTCTGTTAGTTTTCCTACGGCAGATGGCACATCAGCTATATTAAGAGTTGAGTAAATAAATGTCTGTTACATTAGCCAGATATGGAACTGCTGTATATGGTACAGATAGATATGGACAACAAAATGTAGCAGTTGATACAACAGGAGTATCTGCTACTGGTGCAGTTGGTACTGTTTCTATAGAAGCTATAGATACAGGAACAGATGTAACAGTAAATGTAATAGGTATTAAGGGTACAGCAGCACTAGGATTTGAAACAGTTACTGCAGTAGTATTTGATTTTGATAGTGTTAAAGATAATTATGAAAGACGTAGGACAGTTTATATTCATAGAAGAAACACTGATTTAGATAGAACAGTAAAGGTAGCATAATATGTCACTTAAATGGCCTAGTAAAGATCCTGATGAAACTGTAGATTATAGTATGGATTGGTCTAGATACTTAAACAATCAAGCAACTATAGATACAGTTACTTGGTTTGTTGATAATGCATCTGGTGTAAAGACACAGTTTAATACAGGTAGTGTCGTAAATAATTTACAATTAGTTGGAGTATCAAATACAAACACAGTAGCTACTGCTAATTTTGGATTAGGTACAAATAATACAAAGTATAAATTACACTGCCAAATAGTTGATACAAGTGGGACAATTGCAGAGAGGTCTGTTACTTTACCGATTAAGGAATACTAATGGCATACAATTATATTGGACTTGTAAATGAAGTTAATAGAAGACTTAATGAAGTAGAACTTACTACTAGTAATTTTTCTACAGCTACAGGTTTTTATTCACAAGTTAAAGATAGTGTAAATGCAGCAATACAAGAAATAGATCAAGAGTATCCTCATTGGCCTTACAATTTTGTAGAACAAGAAGATACTTTATCTACAGGAGTAACTCGATATAGTTTTCCTGCAAACTCTACTACGGTAGACTTTGAAACATTTAGAATAAAAGAAGATAGTACACTAGGTAACAGAACTCAAAAACTAAGAGTATTAAGTTATGAAGAATATCTGGAAAGGTTTGTGGAGCAGGAGTACACTAATGATACTTCTTTATATAGTGTGCCTGTATTTATATCAAAAGCTCCTGGTTTAGAATATGTATTATCCCCTGCACCAGATCAAGCATACACACTTGTATATGAATATTATTTAACAAGTGTTGAAATGACAGATAGTACTGATGTACCAAAGATACCAGAGATATATAGAAATGTAATTATTGATGGTGCTATGTATTATGCCTATATGTTTAGAGGTAATACACAGGATGCATTAGTAGCAAAAGAAAAATTTAAAGCAGGGTTAAAGAACATGAGAATAGTTTTAATAAATGAAAATACTTATGTTCGTTCTACTATGCTAACAAGAACACAAAGAAGTACATACGTTTATAGACTGGCTTCATAAATGGCAGATGCATTAGCAACATATGCTTTTGAGTTTAAAGGTGGATTAGTTAGTAACTTATCTCCTTTACAGCATGGTACACAACAACCTGGCACTGCTAGGTTATTAAAAAATTTTGAACCATCTATTGAAGGTGGTTATAAAAGGATATTAGGATATGATAAGTTTGACAGTAATACAGTTCCTGCTTTCGGCAACCCTAAAGTTCATGGAGGAAGTCAATCAGGTACGACATTAATTGTCGCAGGGTTGTATATAGTTCCACAAGACGGAGATACTTTTACAATATCAGGAGTAACAGGAACATATACAATAGCTTCAGGAGGTGTAAGTTGGGCTACTGCAACTAAAAGAGCAACACTTACATTAACAACAAGTTTAGCAAGTTCACCTGCAGATCAAGCAGATGTAACTTTTACAACAAATAGAGGAGATATAACAGGGTTAGCTGCATGGAGAGGGTCAGCTATTGCTAGTAGAAATAATCATTTATATAAATCTACTGGTAGTAACTGGACTAGAATTAATGTAACACAGTATGGTACACCTTTAGTAAATGGTGCAGGACAATCTGGTGGAACATTAAATGTAGATGGTTTAACATCTACACCACAAGCAGGAGATACTTTTACAATTGCAGGTGTTAATTTAGTATACACAGTATCTACAACACCTACAGTTACAAGTGGTGCAGCTAGTATTAGCATATCACCTGATTTAGATAGTAGCCCTGCAAATGATGCAGCAATTACTTTTTTAACAAGTGACAGAACAGGAACAGGTACAACAAGATTTGTAAAATATAGAATAGGTACGACACAAAAGATAGCAGGAGTTGATGGTTCAAGTTATCCATTTATTTATGATGCAACAAATTATACTCCTTTAACTGAAGCACCTAGTGATGTAAATGAAGCAGAGCATATAGCTTTTTTTAAAAATCATTTATTCTTTTCAAAAGGAGATGTATTAAGTTTTACAGCACCTTATACAGATA